CCCGCCCGAGGAACAGGCAGAGAATCATCAGAACGATCCACAGATAGGTGAGACCGGCTTTTAGTTTTGCTACATTAAACGATTTAAACATAGTTCACTCCAGTAGTGTGCGACTTTCACGTTCCCAAAAGAATTCGGTCGCACGTTTTGCAAATTCTAAATTGATATACTGCCCCAGGTGTTTTTCATCCTGTAGCGTAAAGGTGTATTCACCCGTATAGACGAGTGCAATCCAAATTTCTTGGAGTGCGATTTTGCTCACTGAGCCGACAATCTTGCCGGTGTCAGTGTCATAATAATAGTATTTGTCAGAATACCGTTCCCATCGATATTCTTTCACTATGCGATACCTGTCCATTGCAGGCGATTCAGATAAGTATTGTCATAGTACACGTTACCACGTGCAAAGTTCTTTGCCGGTGCTTTCCATGATGCTGCTTTCCAGATGTTACCATTTGAAATTTCGACGAACGAGTGAACCGAACGTGAGCCGCCCGACGAGATTTTTACAACTTTCACGTATTTCGAACCAGGCTCAAACTCAATGCCGAACTGTCCGATGTCCGAGATACCGGCCGACCCGCACCAGTCCACGTAGTTCGCCACGATGTTATCTTTGTAACCAATCAGTGCAGTAGCCAAAACACCATTCACATTAGAAATATTAGACATTATGCAAACTCCATTTCAAGTTCTTTTGGTGAAAAAGCAATCGAGCCATCATACTCCAATTGCTCACGCTCATACCATGTCAGATAGTCATCTTCGACTAACTGAAAATCAACCACAGTCTCACGAAAGTAATCATTCGAGACTTCGACTTTCGCACGAACTTCTGCCAGGATTCGAGACATTTGCGATTTGTCCACATTCAGAACCACGTACTCATCACCACCCTTGGCCTTAAAGTAGGCATCCTCACCCGTACCAATCGAGCCATCTTCACGCCAGGCGTAGTTCTCAAAGACTTGTGTAGTAAATATTGCTTTCATGTCAACTCTTTCTCTCACTCAACAGACTACAGTATAGACGAGGTTCGCAACTTTGTCAAGCAGTTCTTACCAGCAGTCACGTGCATCGACCACAGTGAACTCATCACCACCGATGTAGTCACCCTCAAACCCATAATGTGAGCGAGCTTTCAATGTCAACGTGTTACCTGCAATTTTGACAATCTCACCACACTGTTCGATGTCACATTTGAAAGATACCACATCACCAATATTTACGACATTACCATCAACTACAGCCATTTCGTTCTCCATTTCTCATTTATCATGCTTACATTATAGGGGAGGCCGGCAACTTTGTCAAGGCTTTTCGCCGATAATACTGAAGCCATCCATCGTTACCATTATGATAACGTAGACACAGTGTTATCAGAAGATTAATTACTATAAAAACAACAATACCGAGCAATAGTGTTATCATAATTAAAAGAGTAACTTAAAAGCAACAATACCCAAACCAATAGCAATTATGTAAGGCAGCAGTGAAAATACAATTCTGACAATAGCATATAACAATAGCAACACTAGCATAGCTGCAATCACTTCTGCACCCGATATCTCATTTTGTAGTACGGGTGCAGGTGCGGGTGCTGGCGCCATGATAATCGGTGCTACAGGTATCGGATCGTTGCTAATCGTTTCACCAGCATCTAGCGATTCAGCAGGCGGTACAGGCGCAAGGGTTAGCGGCATTTTCAGCTCCAAAAAAAATTTTGCTGCGACTTTCTATACAAAAGTGACTTTTCGTTCAATAAGGTTGCTTTGAAATAGCATGTTCCTTCAAGGGATCCTTTGATTTATAATACGCTTATCGAATTCGTTACACACACCACAATACGCTGCCCTACACTGTATTATGCACCATCAGGTCGCCCGTATTGCTCCAGTACATTAGCCACTGTAATCGCAGCAAGACCCAGCTTATCAGCAATTGCACTTATACCGAGCCCATCATCACTTAGCTCTAAAATTTGTATCGCTAGATTTTTATAGTAGTCCACTGACATCCTCATCATCATAAATTATTGGTTTCGGCTTACGTGCATTGGAATTCTCACCATACACTTTTACATCACCATTATTTCCACTGGCTGGTACAATGCGGGGTGCCATGTAAGTCTCAAATTCCAGCACTGCGGCTTGTACTTCAGTATCACTAAACAAAGCTTTTTTCATTTTCTTTTATCGTAAAATTGTGGTATCGCAGGAGCGCACACAGCTGCCTAGCAGTAGGGGGTGCGATACCACGTGCAGAGATAATCTATACAAAGGTCTTTCGGGGATATCCAGCAGCAATACCACCAGAGCCACGCACAAAGCCCTTACTAGACTTTACACGACATTGTGGTTTTTTTGCTTTGCGGGGTTTCAGTACAGTAGCACCCAGGCCCTTTACAGCCTCTGCTACATCAGCATCAGTAAATTGTGCTTTGATCATATTATAGTTTCCAAGTCTTAATAGCAGCTGCGATATCAGCAGCAGGAATTCTGAGCAGTGCAGCAATACGCCACACAGGATAGCCCAGATACTTTAGGGTTGCAATTTCATTAATCGTTTCACGGCGAATTATCATAATTTCATCCCATTTGCAAGATAAGCAATATAGCCAGGGTTTTTGTTCAACACCACCACAGGCTCAATGGCCAACACTACACCGGTCTTTGCAAAGGCCTTTGTAGCATAGGCCACAGCAGTTTTCAGACGCTTGAATTTTCTTCCATCACACAGGTACATAATTTTTTCCTTCATCATCAGCACAAAACCATTATACAGCCAGCGCAAAAGATTGTCAAGGGCTTTATTCGGCAATCATGCTTTTCTGTCACGTATCGCATCCCACGCAATATAAGCCATTGCAAAAGGTGTAATTATCAAAAAGAGTATTACGGCGTTATCCATTATGCATCCTTCATTAGTCGATAGCCCTCGGCTACATCGAACAGATTCTCACGCTGCCAGCCCCACAAATCAGTTACTTTATTGAAAACAGGGCCGAACGGGTATGCTTTTTTATCATTAATCAAATAAACCATCGTTTGCCAGCCGCCGGGGACGCTTATACAAGTAATTTCCATTTTATCAACCCAGAGTAGTAACAGCACCAGGAGCAGCAGCCAGGGCGCCCCACGTTATCAAACCAGCAAACAGTATCAAAATCGCAATCATTTCAAACTCCTATCAAATCAACTCATCACAGGGTTAGTATAGGGGAATGGGCGAACTTTGTCAAGCATTATTTGCAGTTCGAATTTGAACTCGGCCGTGCAGTGTTGTCATTGTGCTACTACATGTAGTGCGGTGCAGTGCGAATATCGCAACATGTAGTAGGCCACGTTTTCGCACGTTTTTAGCACCATATAAATAGTGCGTTTACCACATTCTACCACAAATCCCCACACTAGTAAACTTCACGCTCGTATACGTCGAATTCTTCGATTACACCATCTTCGACTAGCTGCTCACCATACGCAATTGCATCTTCGTTGTTTGCAAATACACGCAGCACGGTGTCGCCCTCGTATGGTATCACTTCGACGACAATAAAAACTTTGTTCATTAGTACACTCCCAAATCGTCAGCGGTTGCAAGATCGCCGTCAGTACCCCAGCCGTATCCACCAGCAAGAATAGTCGCACCGGGTATCAGTGTATTAGCATCAGTGCAGGCGCAAGTCCAGCAAGTGAAGCGATCATAGTAGCCAGCAAATACACGTGGCACTAGTGCAGTGTTACAGCAGGGACAGATTGGTGTAGTCATTTCGATAATCTCTCGTTTTTTCTCTCAACAGGGATATTATCGCTGAAAACTGGAGGATTGTCAAGCAGTTCCTAGCAGTTCCTAAGTGGTGAGTGCTTGTTTCATTTCAGCAACACAGTTATCACATTCGCAATATCGCACCGCACGAATGGCCGCTTTCAATTTTGATATTTCTTTTTGAGCATCGACAATTGATTGTTTCTTTTCTTTTAATTGTCTCTGTAGTAATTGTAGATTTGTCATCATTTCTCTGTTCTCCATTACTGTCAAAGGAGTATTATCGCAGAGGTGCTGAGGATTGTCAAGTGGTTAGGTGGTGCTATACTCGCAGACTATACGCTTGTCTTTTATGCAATGGTTGAGTGGCTTAGTGTCTGGCAGCACACGGATAGTGATGGGTGCGAATGTACAGCCGGTAAGGAGTGTGGTGAGGAGTAGAATTCTCATAGTGGTATATTACTCCATGTTTTGAGTTTTTCTCTTTTTTCTTGTGTGCGGATTTGGAGCATGGCCTCGTCTACTAGATGGTATTCTATACACAGGTTGATCATACACTGAAGGTCACCTAGTTCTTGTTCTAGGCGTTTAGCATTATCTGATGGTGGGTATAGTCCGAAGCGGTGTATCTTAGAGATTACCTGGATTACTTCGGCTGCCTCTTCTTGAAGTATTGTGAGAATCTCTGTCGTTGTGTCCATATTATGCGCCGTTGGGTGAGCCGAAGTTATCGATTGACCATTGAGTATGATTGTTAGCCTTAGATTTGGTTTCTTTGTCTATTCGCCACATAAGGATTTCGTTGACATTACGGAGCATTAGGATTTCCCTTGCTGCCTCTTCGAGCAGGTCAGATATCCTGTCGGGCTGATTCTCTTGGACTGATTTGCGGGTCGGTATTTGACGGCGAATCTCAGCACGTTTACGGAGCCGTTCTACTAGGTCTTGGTCGTTCATGGATTATATTTCGCATCGGCAATGATTAAAGCACCGACGATTACCCACAGAATACCCCATACAGGGAATCCGAGTAGAATATCGGCTAGACCGTTCAGAATATTCAGTGTGCCAATTGTATAGCCAATGGGCTTGCGATAACGTGTAAACCAACTATAGATTTTGTTCATTTGGGTATATTATACTCACGGGTATATTGGCTCGTCACTGAGCCGTTGATAGGGAGTGCTGGATACTTTACATCAGGTTCTACGGGTAGATTGAAGGCTGACCGAATGATTTTCTTATCAGCCTGTGATCCACAGAGTAGGGCGCATTGTTCAGCCACTTGCTTGACCAGTTCTTCAATGAGAATGATTTGCTTGGTGTTGGTCAGATACTCTACGTCAATACCAACGGATCGTATAAGTTTTTCTGTAGTCTTATTCATAACGGTGTCTTGTGGAGTATGTACAGGCAAATGCAAATCGTCAGCACAAAGCCGACGTACCAGTAGTGGTCATATTTCATCATTCAAACATCGCCGCCGCCTCAGCAGCCAGTTCTTTGATCGCTCGACCAGCGGATTTACTTGCTTCAGAGAATGCATAGTCATTTGACAGGCTATTGTACCCATCATAGAATGTCCACTCACCGTCTTTCAGGACTTCGACCTTTACATCATACAGGACATCAAACGGACTGCCGTCATGGACAATCCGAACCTTACCAAAATTATGTGCTACGTACATTATAGAACTCCTTTCACTTCACTTTCATCAAGCATAATCGAATCACGCACAGCACCGAAACATTCAATCGGATTGTCTAGTGTTACATGATGCGCCATGCCACCACCAAATTTTACACGGCTCAGACGGACCGTACCCGATACAGCATAGTCACCTAGGTACATACCGATAATGCGCCGACCGTCAAGATAACCTTCGCCAACTAAACTCATACCACCTCCACAGGAGCAAACATTTTAGCACCCTCACGCAGAAACGCAGCCAACTCACGGCGCACCTCTGATGGGAACTCTTCCTCATAATCACGAATAAACACGATAGCCTCTAGAATACCGTAGCCACGGGCTTCCCGGATATACTCAACTTCTGCCATTAGATTCTTATACATTTAACATCTCCAATTCATCTCATCACAGAATCATTATCTCAGGAGTGCGGTAGATTGTCAAGACTTTTTTGATTGTTGTCCTTTTGTCAACGTTTTGTCCAAATGTAAATTTTATCTTGCTTCTTCCTGCCCTTTTGCTGCCCTAATTGTTGTTTAAGGTCTTCCTCATCATGGCAAGCTGGTAGGCCGTACCGGAGAGCGTTCTCGTACATTTTAGGGCTAATATTGAAGCACACCGTACCGTTCACTCGGATCGAATCCATCGACTTGTGCCACAGCGGTAGGAAAAATGTTTCATAAAAAGCACGATCAGAATCCCACAGTTCCATATGCTCATATATTTCCAAATTGACATAAGGTGGGCTTGTCAAAACGAAATCATAGTCAATATCATCAAAGTTTACATTTAGACAAGAATCCCAGATCATACGCATTTTGGACTCTTCTCTAAAGAGGCTTGAACCCTCAGAATCGACAAGATATTTTATCATCGAATCGTAGGCATTTGTCATTTCGACATTGGTATCGATGCCTGTATATTCTATGCCCAAAGCCCAGGCACCTAGCATACGCCCACCCCAACCAGCAGTCGGATCAAGGACTGACCGTGCGTTATACTTTTGATAGAGGTATTTTGCTGTGGTAGATTTGAACATAACCACAGAGCCGGAGTTCACACGAAAACATTCGTATACATTGCCAGCAGCCGTTCGTCCACCACGATTTCGCTTTCGAGCCGAATCGATGAGTTTGTCCCACTGATTCGAATCATTGTAAATGTCATAAATCGTTCGACCATCTTCACGCCGACATTTCAGCAGATTTTTAAATTGAAAGTGGTATAGAAAAGGATTGCCAGCAAAACTGTTTTCATTTGTTGTTGCTGGAAACTTTTTGAGATTGTTTAAATCACGAATGAGTTCCGAATCGGTAATTCTTTTATGATTCTCGATATCGGTTATCGTGACACTCTCAAGGTGCAAATTGACGGGTTTTAGATTCATCATCTAATTTTATCACGCTTTTTGATTTGATACAATAAAATTCGCCTACTTTGTCCTGTATCAGTACACCTTTCTTTTCGGTACAGAATTCTTCAGCCGCTTGAAATTCACTGCGGACCACATTGTAGCCCGTGATAGCGATAAGAATACATGATGCGTAAAAGCAGTACAGCACCACGTATTCCCAATTAATTCTCTGTAACAGGAGGTTGATTTTCGGTATCATTTCCACTCACACATATATCACCAACAAAAATATACACATTCGAAAACATAAACTTTTGTGCATACAATTGATTATTATAGCACAGGTACGGGTCTTTGAAGTGCTGGGCACCATAATATACACCGTAACCTATACCTGCCAAAATCATCAGTATTGGAATATACTTGATATACTTGACCAGTTCGGGCATTACGCCCAGCAACTTTGGCAGTATTTCCAACAACTGTTTCACTTTATCTTGCCTTTATCTTTCACCGCATCGGCTAACATACTTTTTATGGTCAATAATACACGACCTTTTTCTCTTTCGGTCAAGTGACGAACTAACATCAGTTTGTCATCATAACTTTTCGCATTATCCAGAAATTCTTGAGGTACCGCTATCTTTTTCTTTTTGGGTTTGAACTTTTTGAGTTTTTCTTTGGGATCTTCGTTATCGTCGGACATGATGGCTTTGATTGAATTGATCACAGGATCATACCACTATTTATTCTCTGCCTTGTCCTTACCGTAAAGCAGCATCATCACATCCAACGCACAATCGTCAATCGGATTGTGCTTCGTTACATCTCGTTCGTACATAAAGTCTGGATGGTCTACGGTACAATAACCATTCTTTGATGTGGTAAGAATATCAACTGCGGTACGTACATCACGCCAACGTGAATAAGCAAATACAGGATCAACTTTTAATTGTCTCTCGGCAGCCTGTAGAATTACATCATCTAATGATCCACGTGCCCATACCCAACAGTCCTTATCGTTTTTAGATTGTGCCCATTCATGAAGTGCGGTAATACCGTCAGCAAGTGATTTGTCATTCTTATCTGGTATATACGACCAGTTCTTTGCATTGAGACATTGTTTTTCCCACCATTCAATCGTGTCTTTATTAATTTTGCGACCATAGTTTTCTACCTGGTCACGTACATTCAATTTAACAAAGAATGCCGATTCTTTTAATTCTTTATACGTGGGCTTATCGTCAGGTCGGAAGTAAATACATGCCATCGAAAGGATGACAGAATTTGATTCTACGCCTAGCGTTTCAACATCGAACATAAACATTATGCTATACAGTCCTTCATCTCACGCCAATAGTTTCGCTCTGCCCAATGTACAATGCACCAATCTTCAATGCATTTTTCTTTTGATATATCTTCATTATCATTGAACCAGGGTAGGATCATTTTCGATGACCAGTAATCATAATATTGGTCTAATATTTCTTGCTCAGACAATGTTTCCCAATGAGTGTATTCATGCCCCAAAGTGGTCACATCAGGATAGCAGATGGTGTAATATTTCATTAAAGAATTTCTGGTTCGGTTGTGGTAAAGCCGGGCTTGGCAGTCCATAGTTTACCATATCTACCACATGACAAATTACGATCAGGACCACCCATTCGCATACTGCGGCAAGTTTCCCTTGAATGTTCACCATAAATCGGATCGTCATATTTCAAGGCCTGCGGGTGTAAACAAAAAGCCTCTTTGTTAGAGGCTTCTTCAAAAAATTTACAGTCTTTACATAACTTCATTTTCATCACATTTCGCCATAAGCAATCGCATCAAGGTCATACGAATTTGCAGCATACATCATCGCCTCATGTTCAGCATACAATGCATCCATCAAGACCTCATACTCTTCATCAACATCTTCGGCCAGTGTAACACCGGCAATTTCCCTTGCCAATTCGTTAATTAGTTCGGTATCTGGATCAATCATCACAATTCCTTATCAACTCAAGAATTAATAGTGTAGCATCAAATGAAAACTTTGTCAAGTCAGCCACCACGGGCCTTTATCGTTTTGATAACAACATCAATTTCGGGCCAATCGTTGCGTTCTTGATAACTACCAACGTAGAACCCACGAATAGTATTGATGCCACGCAGTGCATCAGGACCATAGACATATCGAAAATCATAATCGCAGCCTCTCATTCTCTTACGAATCACAAAGTCATCGAATTCATTCTGGTTGCCCGCTACGATGAAAAGCGGGCCTAGTTTAGTCTTCTGCATCCATTTTTTCGAAAATTAACATCTTTGCGATATTGATATATTGACGGGCACGATTTTTGTCGTTAAACTCAATCAATTCTTGTGCATCAGATAAGTATGATGCGATTATCATTTCAATACCAGACATTCTAAATGTAAGAGAATCTTCAATTGATTCTAGAATCTCGGCCTTAGGCGCACCATAGGCTTGCTTTTCCCATTCAAGTTGATTCATCACACACCCTCCAATGCTTCGTAGACATATTCACGAACCGCAGTATCGGTCGCCTCTTCAAAACCTTCTACCCTTGAAATAGCGGTAAGTACATCATTCACACATTCCCAAGAGTAATTATGCTCTTTTGCGAAAATCACAATTCCGTCAATCACACGATTGCCGTTGTCTGTAAACATACCATAATGTTTCATCACATTCTCCATTATTTAAACACAATCAAAGCCAACAGTATGCTGTTAAAGAAGAAACCAACAGCGTTACTAATTATGTATAATTTATCGTTACGACCCAAAGCACGAACCAGAAACAGAAACAAACCGCCCCAGACCATTAACACCATGCTTAGTGGAGGTAACTTATCAGTATACCCAAGAATCACACCCAAACTAGTAGGAAGAGTAGCAGCATGAATCATAACCATACCGATCCAACCACACGCTTCACTTATATCAAACTTAGCAACTTTCTTTTTCATTTCTCAACTCACTTTCTCATCACATTTAAAGTATAGTTGGAAACGGTAAGATTGTCAAGCATTATCTGCTAGGTGCCTGCCTTTTTCGCCATAATGATTTCTTTTTGGCAACTTTTGTGTCAACTGGTGTTGTCATTTTTGCACCTGCCTTATCAATTTGACATCAGTATCGGGTGTCACATAGATTCTTGCTCGAATGATAACTTCATCCTTAGCATAATCTTGCTGTTTTGTAAACTCTATACACTTATTGTCCATAATTTCACGCACCATCAATGAAATCAGTCTATTTTTTATCTCAATATCATCCATTTGTTCGGCTTCGTATGGCGACATTGTAATTGAGGTCGTCAACATCTTACCTTGAACAATAAAATCAATTGAATTTACTGATGGAATTGTAGTGTTGGTGCTTATAGGAATACTGGACGGTATTGTGAAATCATAATCATATGGTATGTGTGTAACAGGTTTTTGTGTGATGGGCATATTAACTCCATGATAAAATTGGTCCGGCTGCCAGGAATCGAACCTGGATCACAAGATTAGAAGTCATGTGTATTATCCATTATACTACAGCCAGAGTGGTGGGCCTCCTCGGATTTGAACCGAGACCTTACAAATTATGAGTTTGCTGCAATAACCAATTATGCTAAAGGCCCTAATAATGCTTTATATAAACGCATCGTGGACTAACACGATAACCATCCATGTGCCACTGTTCTTTCACTTTGTCACGTTCTTTGTAACATTGTTCAAGGCTGCGCTGTGGTGCTTGTATCACACCCTTACTTTGTACAAGTTCGGTGTTTGATTGTAGCATGTATAAACTAATGAATAGCACCCACATTAGTAACCACCAGTCAGATTCTCTGGTCGTGGCTCTGTACGTTGTGGTGCATCGGTATCTTGCTCTTTCAAGTGTAGACCCGTCAAGCTATGCTCATCACCAATATATCCTTTAAGAAACGTATTTACGGCAATGCTTGTTCTTGTATCGGTGCTTGTTGTCTGCTCTACCATATGTGTAAGATATGATGGGAAGATAACAATATCACCTGTACCCACAGAAAACCACCATGAACTAGAATTGAATGCATTGAAGTTTTCTGTTGGTAATTCTATGCGATTGTATCCTTCTTTGTAGAATGTAATACGATCTTTTTCACGATCAGTGCTTGTGTATATACATCCAGACAACCAACTATTTGGATGAGCATGTTTATGATGATACTGTCCAGTTTTGGTGTAATTCATCCATGATTGTGTAATGTACGCTTCAGCTGGATATTTTGGCGCATATACATTTTTCATATAATAATCCACATGAAATTGATAATACTCTCGTATCTCAGCCATTGCAGGATGATCTAGAACATAACGATTCGAACTTGTCAAGTTTCCACTATTTTGTGTCGTAGATTTTGCTGTTTCTTCGAAGAACTCTTTCTCTTCTTTTGTCCATTCACGGTGAAACTTGGCAAATAGAATGGGAGTAGGAAACAATCCTTGAATGACAGGATCGGGTATTATTTTAATCGTATCATTTTTTTTCTTCATCATTTTCATTCCTATCAATTTTTAACCACAAATAACCTTCTGTCTCATCGATTGCTCGTTGTGCCCACATCTCTTCATTTTCTAGCACAGGTATATCATACTCAGGTGCCATCCAGGGCTTATTTGTATTTGCTTTCGAAGTATTCATTTACTTTGAACTTTGCTTCTTCCATTGATTCTGCTATAACTTTTACCCATGCTACGCCACCAGCAATTTCCATGTCAAACGGCACAGGACCATCAAAATGAAATTCTTCTGGCACATCGATTTGTACCTCATACTCATCAAGATTCTGTATGCGTTTCATTACCGCTTCAAATTCGGCTCGGTGTGTCATAGTTGTCTCCTGTCACTTTATTGTACACGACTCTCTTCACTGTGTCAACTCTGTGTGCTGAATTTCGTGCGCCCATCACCACAATTACCTCATGATATTCTTTATCACCATCAATTTTATGTACCAATAGTGCTACACAAAAACCTGCCGGATTAGTATAACCGGTTTTGCTTACTTGTACGTTGTTTACTTGTGATAGTATAGCGGTATTTGTATTATGTAAAACTAACATTCTATTTTTTCGTTTGCCCGGTGTCTCAATCGCCGTCACTTTTTTGGTAGATATATCTCGAATCTCTGGATAGTTTGCAGATTCAATTACCATTTGCGTTACATCACTAGCCGTGCTTACATTGTATTTACTCAAGCCAGAGGGATCATCAAAATGCGTATTAAACATATCCAACATCAATGCCCTTGAATTCATGTGGCGCATAAAACGTTGACGACCACCAGGATAATCTGAAGCCAATGTTTCTGCTGCTGCGTTATCACTTTTGATCAATAGCATATGAAACAATTCACCACGTGTGTATTCACGCCGTGGCATTTTGCTGCCAGCATTCTTACTCAGCACCAGTTTGCGACTCATATCACGATCATAATCCAATGCGACCATAGCAGTCATCAACTTTGTCATGCTTGCCAAGGCACGAATCTGATCAATATTTTGTGACCGTGTAATTGTGCCTTCGGTTACATTTGTAACCATCACCGATATGTTGCTATATGTCTGAACCGCATACTGTTTAGACCTCTTTTGTTTTTTATGTTTGGGCTTCGCATCGGCTGCTGTTATCGTCAGAAAAAACAAAACAGCAAATGCTAAAAGCCACTGTGTAAGTGTAAGTTTTTTATTCATTAAGTGATTAGAGAAAAAACATACGGTGAAAGCATCACCGTGAAGAAAATTAGAATGTAGAAAAACAAATATCTGAATAGTAAGTTCATCGCCCTCTCCTGGGACGACAAACTCTTATTTCAGTTTATCGCCCACTTGTTTGATTGTCTTTTCATAGCCTTCACAAAGTTCCATGTAGTATTGGACCTCATTCCATGCATGTAGTATTTGAAATTTTGCTTCATACAATGTATTCGTCAGTGCTTTATATCTTTCTTTAGGACCACTTTCAATCAATGTTATCAAGATGTCAAGTTTGTCAATGATATTAACATCATCAATGTCGACCTTATCATCATCGCCAAAATTGTCGGGTTCATCTGTCATTTTTCGCCTTTTTCAAGCAGATTGATTGCATCTTTTGTATACCTTATCTCTTTATTAAGTGTGTCACGAACTTCATGTAATTCTAGCAACTTTGCCCGCAGACGGTTAAGTTCCACGGTTTCTTCGGAATTCTTTTGTTTGGGTGTAAATGTATATATCTCAGCCATATTTGAAAGTTTAACATTGTCAAAAATGATTGTCAAGTATCAACATCATCTTCATCCATTAATGCCCACATAAAAAGAAAACCCATCATAGCAAGAATTATACCGAATATATCACCCATCCGAATTGCAAGTGTAAGTAGGAATAAAAACAATAAAAAGATGAATACTTTCATTACCACTTCTCCGCTCGTTGCCATGTGTCATCGTAATCTGCCACATAATCGGTAACATCAGGTATGTTTACCGCATACTCTTCTACATTCACTTCTTCCCAGTCTTCACCTTTTCTTTTAGCTGACATAATACGGGATGATTTGTCACGTGTTGCTGCGCCTTCTGGTGTTTGATGATACTCGGTAAGTTTGATTGATCGAATTGCCTTATCTTCTTCGGTGTGTTCACGAACATTGCCACATGAACGTGAACAGTACACTCCACGTTTCGTGTGTGTTGCACCACATCTAGGACAAGTTTTTTGTATGGGCATTTTCTTCTAGTGTTTTCTCTATGTATTCACAGAGCCAATGACCTAGAACCAAATGACCTTCTTGTATACGTGGTGTTGATGTGGATGGAATGGCAATATAGTAATCTGAATAATCTTGCATCCATCTAGTTTTCATACCAGTGAATCCAATATTGACAAGTTTGTTCAATCGACCAAACTTCATTGCTTCAATAATATTTTCTGATAAACCAGAAGTTGAGAGATAGATTGCCACATCACCAGGATTTGAGAGTGCCTGTAGTTGTCTTGAAAAGATATGTTTGAAACCCAAATCATTGCCAATGGCAGTGAGAATTGAAGTGTCGGTGTTCAATGCGATAGCGGCATACGCATCACTCTGTAAATTGAAATAAGAAACTAATTCACCAGCAAGGTGTTGTGCTTCTGCTGCCGAACCACCGTTGCCCATGAAAAAGATTTTTTTATTGTGTAACAAAGCATTTACACATGCCTGTGCGGCAAGTTTAGTTTGCTCTAGTGGATTTGGAATTGGTATCGATGCGAACTCTAGTGGCGCATCTGTCAGTAAAGAATCAATCACTGCTCTGGTGTCTTTCAAAGACTCATAAATGTTCATAATAATTCCTACGCTGATTGAAAAATGTCCTGTGCCCTACATGTGGTAATAAAATTGATGAATGCTACTGCTTCACTTTCGTCTTCATAATATCGTAGAATTGTTTGACCTGTGTATTCTGAAATGATCATCAGTAAGATATAGTGGTCACGGTAGGTGGAGAATTTAATCCACCAACCGTTTCTGACCACTGGCTGCCAAAACTTAGTCTTACCTTCTATATCAAGTTTTAGTTTCTTTAATTTCTGATTTGATGATTTTTTTTGCATCTTCAGCAATGTTCTTGTTCAAATTTACTACCTTCTTTGTATATGTAGTAAAAGTGTTGTCTGTAACACTGTCAAAATAGGCAATAGTGTGATCTACCAAAACTTTGTTGAAATCAATTGTCTTGATTGTAGCGTCTTCAGCCTTGCGCTGAATGTCATTCCACGAATAGAATGTTGGAAACTGAGGTGCTTGTGTGAAAAACATAATTATCTCCCTTTATAATTGAACTCTTTTAAAAGCTGTTCTACATCGGCTGTGTTTTGCGGATTTTTTGAGGCGATGTAATACTCAATATCCGACATTTGAGGTCTTGTAAACCACTCAAATATTTTTTTAAACATGTAAAATCTCTCCTGTAAAGATAGACCCAATTAGGCGTCATCTTTATTTATGCTGCGACCGCACAATTTTTAAGGTGTGCCCGGCGAATTTTGCAACTACACCAGTCATTATAGTATAACTCATTTAGCAGCGCATGTCTAGAGAATATTTCAAATGTTTCCCAATATGAACACTCCGATTTGCTTTTACAGAGGTGAAGAATTACTCTTCGGTAATTGTTTTCACCGGTTTCGGCAACTTCTCTTTTGAGTGTTTCGTTGGAACCCCAATAGTCTTGCCAGTCTGAAGGTTTTCGTATCTTTTTTTTCTTGCCGTTGATTTGACGATAGCCAGCACTTGTAAAGTATTTGCGTCCAATATATTTTCTTCCTGTAATCAGATTTTCTATTAGATAAACAAAGCCAAATGATGTACCGTCGTACTCATACGGCACATCATCATGGTACCATGTCATAGCGAATCTTCATCATCATCGTCAAAGTTTTCGTCATTTAAAAGCAAAAACTCACCGCAAAATGGGCAATGAATAGGATCCGATTCCGTAGTCATTTCATTGTAAGAAATGGCAAATTCAGATCCACATGCTGTGCATTCATGTTGTATTCTCATAATTAATTACACCAAGATTGTTTTGCCTCACCGTAGTATTCACGTGCAAAGCCATTTTGAATTAACATTGAACGAAGACTCTGTCCATCTAAAACGATATCACCCAATACACGACCACCAAATTTATCCCAGCCGTAGAGAATGACCTGACGCTTAGTTGATTTAGCAACGGCGTTGGTTGTAAATTTAGTTGCCAACTTTCCTCTTTCATCTTCTTGTGGGCATTGGGCACGAAAGCCTTTCTCTGGTGTATCTACACCATAAATGCGAACGGCAAGTTCGGGCTTCAATGGTGCTGGTAGAAATGATGCTGCGATTACTACTGTATCACCGTCATTTACACGAACGATTTGAGCATCATATGTCACACCTTGTGGTGCTTTCTGTGCTAGTGCCAACATAGGCACTAAAAGAAAAGCAAATAGTAATTTTTTCATATTGATTCCTTACAAACTAGATTGAAAATATCGAAACGAGTAGTGTTTGGTACATTTAAAGGAACGATGTGTGAACCAGTTTCATATGTTGTACGAAAAACGATTTTATTTTTAGCGTCAACATACCAATCCATGAGCAACATCAATTGTTTTCTGCCACAGTGTAATGAACCATAAACATATAATGCAGTCGCAGGAACATCTACGCCATACATGTAATATGGTTCATGATATGGCACAAAGGCGTGGAATTTTACAATTTCTTCTTTTGAACCGATTGTACTTTTCTCAATGTATATATCATGACCATCAGACTTGGTTACAAAATGCCAATCGTTTTGATTGTGAATGATTACATCATCTGCTGTGATGTTAAGTAGAAATTCTGACTGTGCTGCGTGGACAGAAAAAGCAAAAAACGCAGCAATAATAAAAGAACATAGGTATTTCATAATACCTCCCTGAAATACGTATTTAGAGAGGAAATTAAATACTGGTTACGAGTTCCAGTGTCACTCTATTGATGTGACCGATTTATTTTATCTTAGAAACTTAATTGACTTCTAAACATGATTGCTTGATCACCTTTTACACGACTTCCTGTGCTGCCAACCAAAGCATCAAACTTTGTATCAACATAGTTTACCATGAATCTCAGATTATCTGTACAGAACCATGTGATACCATATGTCATAGCAGTAGCACGATTTGTTTTTCCTGCTGCTACTACGATAGGACTGGCATCAAATTCACTCATACGTACACCAACTTGCCATGCACCACGCCCACCTTTGTCGATAGCATTGTTTGGTTTGATCCAACCAAATGCGCCATCTTTGTATGCGTGTGATTCGCCAGTTAGATTATAAACTGCCTGTGCGTAATAACCATTGATCTCTTGATTATTGCCAGTTGCTGGATCATACTTGAAGTTGAACATTTCACCTTGTAGTTTGAACGCATTGTAAGCAAATGCGGCTTCAAGTCCTTGGCGTGTTCGTGTGGTAACACCACTCAATGCAGGACCAACGAACCAATTTGATTGTGAACGTGCTTCTGTGCGACCACTTGATGGCGTAACTCCACCTTTGATCTCACCCATGCTATATGCTGCACCTAAGTGTGCGACATATGCTTTGCTACCAGTGAGTTCAGCAATGTTTGTTGTTACACGACCCGTATAATCGAAGCCATCAACCACAGCATCTTTGTTCATTTTGCCACGGCTAATTGCTAGAGCATAGGTCAGACCAGGTTTTGGTACGCCGTGAAGCATGAATCCAGTTTCTTTTGCTGGAATCAATTCACTATCGTTTTGGCCAATAAGACTGCGTTCCATGAAGTCTAGATTGTTTGAACTGGTCATCTGCTCAAGACTAAATGGCATCTTAAACAAGCCAAATTGAAACTGTGCTTCTGGATTAGCCGCATAGTTTACCCACATCTCATCCGCTGTGCTTGATGTGGAACTAAAACCATCACTCGCACCAAAGTTTGCTAACAACTGATACTTAAAGTCTTTGGCAAACTGACCACGAACACCAAATCTAGCACGACGAACTTCTGCTAGGTTCTGGTACGAATCCGTGGTTTGACCGACACCGTAATTGGGTGAGTAGTGTCGATAGTCCATATGAATTCGACCTGTAAATTGTGCCGTATTGTTTCCGTCTTTCGACTTGAGTCCAATTCCATTTTCTGTGACTGAACCATCGTTTGCTCTAGCTTGTCTATATTTGACTGAATCGCTAACATCTTTGTCGATTCTTTGTTCAGCAAACTTTTTGTTTTCTTCTCTTTCTTCATATGCTTTCAGTTTTGATTCATATTCTTGTTGAGTGATTACATTTTTTTCTCTCAGAATATTCAGCGTATCTTTATACTCATCAGCATATGCAGGAATGACTGCCGCTAAAGCAACTACAATTGAAAGTTTTTTTAGTAATTTCACGTTCTATCCTTATTTCCAAATTGGGTTGTTGTCTGGACCACGGAAATCTTTCTTCCAGTTTTCCTGTACAAGTTTAATAACATCGGCTGGCATGTGAACATATTCCAACTCTGTTGACATTTGACCACCATTCTTATAGCTCCAATCAAAGAACTTGAGAACCGCACGACCTGTCAATGCGTCTGCTTGTTGTTTGTGCATCAAAATAAAACTTGCGCCTGTTGCTGGCCATGCGTCTTTACCATTTTGCCATGTCAACAACAAATACATTGCTGGTGCGTTAGCCCAATCTGCGTTGGCTGCGGCTGCTTTGAATGTGCTATCATCAGGCAATACAAAGTTACCATCACGATTCTTCAATGCTGCGTAAGGGATCTTGTTGCGTTTTGCGTATGCGTATTCGACATAACCAAATGCTCCTTTGATGCGCTGAACCTGTGCGGCAACACCTTCGTTACCTTTACCACCTACACCTGTTGGCCATTTAACTGCTGTGCCTTCACCTACAGTCTTTTGAAAGTCTGCGTTGGCTTTGCCTAAGAAATTGGTCCAGATGAATGTTGTACCCGAACCGTCAGCACGATGTACTACTGTGATATTCATCGCTGGTAAGTTTACGCCTGGATTTAATTCAGCAATTGCTTTATCATTCCATTTGGTAATTTTACCTAGATGAATGTTTGCGATCACATCAGGTGTCAACTTTAGTTTACCAGCATCGATACCATCTAGATTGTAAACTGGTACAACACCACCAATGATTGCTGGAAACTGAACAAGACCCTCTTTGTCTAATTCTTCTTTCTTGAGTGGCATATCACTTGCGCCAAAGTCAACTGTCTTGGCTTTGATTTGACGAATACCACCGCCTGAACCGATTGATTGATAGTTTAGACCAATGCCAGTTTGTGCTTTGTATGCTTCAGCCCACTTTGCATAGATTGGAAATGGAAAAGTCGCACCAGCTCCAGTAAATTCTGCTGCCGATGCGACTCCTGTAAATAGCAATAATGATACTAAAAACTTCTTCATATTATCTCCTTTGAGTTAGACTACTAAAATAGTTCTGTGTAACGAAACCGTCACAATTTAGAATTTTTTTTAATAGTCTGACCGCCGAAGACAATCAGACTTTATATTTAGTGTTATGCTGCTTTACCCCACACATTTTCCCAATTGCCTGTCAATGCGCCTTTTGAATAATCTGTAGCACGATTCTCAAAAAAGTTTGTGTGTGTTGGTGCATTGATCATCTCTTCAACCCATGGAAGCGGATTCTTTTTAACTTTGAATACACCCTTGAGACCCAGACTAATGAGGCGACGATCAGCAATGTAGCGAATGTATGATTTAACGTCATCAGAAGATAACCCAGACATGTCACCCATATTAAAAGCAAGATCAATAAACTTGTCTTCGAGTTCAACCATCTTCTCAGCAATAGTATAAATTTTTGATTTGAGGTCGTCATTCCAGATTTCCTTATTCTCTTCGATGTAAGTACGGAATAATTTAATCATCGACTCAGCGTGTTGTGTTTCATCCACGATTGACCAAGTAATAATCTGGCCCATGCCTCTCATTTTACCTTGGCGTGGGAAGTTAAGTAACATGATAAAGGAACTGAATAATTGCATCCCTTCGGTGAAAGCAGAGAATACTGCAATATGAGCAGCAGTAGAAGCCCTATCGCCATTCTGTGCGCTAAGATTAAGAACGTAATCATGTTTGTC